AAACTCACGAGAACGCTGTTGAGCTTCAGCTTGCATTTGACGCACCTGCGCCATTGCTGCTTCTCGTTGAGCTTGTGCTTGCTGTTTAGCTGCTTCTGCTTGCTTAGCTGCTGCTTGAGAAGACTTATACCCGGAGTAAGCAGTTGCACCTGCAATCAACGCACCACCAATAATTAGTGGCAGGATCTCGTTATTGACACCAGTAAATCGCTCATCAAGAGGATCTACATAGAACTCAGGCTCAACAAACTTTGCGTCGTGACGGCTAAGGTTAAACATACTTTGTCTCCTCTTGCAGGTTGTACTGATCCTTTAAATGCCGTACAACCGACACCTGACCAGCAGAAAACCAAATAAGTTTCTCTTCCATACTAAGGTCAGGAGATTTATCAGGATAAAGCTCTTCCAAGTATTTGATAATTTCTGGATCAATGTATGGAATCATATATTCAAACCAGTTGGGTTAATGCGACCAGCAGAGGAACCACCATAACCACCAATAGAAAGACTTGTACTAACTCGAGTACGAGACCGTCCAGGCTGACCAACAGTAGCCCCCACAGCTCGTTCTGCTCGTTGCTGTTGACGCATTTGTAAAGCAGTAGCTTGCTGTTTTTGCTGCAGTTGGACAGCCTCCATTTGAGCTTGAGACCTGATACGGCTAGAAGCCGCCGTACTACGTTTTCCAGCAATAAGAGCTTTCTGCTCTGTTGCTTTTAGCTCTGAAGCGTATTGAGCTTTAAGTTGGTTCTCTTGAGCTAGTTGTGCTTGATAAGCAGCTTGTTGCTGTCTAAGAACTTCTTGGGCAGCCGCAAGTTCTTGAAGTGCTTTATCAGCTTCAAGTTGAGCTGCCTTTGCCGGTGCTGCCGCAAGTTCTTCAGCAGTTTGCCTTCTTGGCGGCTCGCCTGGTTGTGGCGGTTGCTGAAGTTGTTGAGCAGTTTGCCTAGGAGGTACGTTCCTTTTGGTATAGGCCATTATTTATAAAGCCGTATTTATATCAAGCGTAGCTGGGAAGGTCAGAGTTACTCATCTCGAAAAACGCTGGCATACGAGCTCGTTGGGTTTCAATCAACCCTTCAGCTTTACCTGCGTACATCAAGCTGTCACTTTGATCCAGCCAAAACTGCTTATCAAGGTACTTGTCTTCCGACCTTCCCAGGGGTTGCATCACCCAAGCAATAGTTGCTTTCCTAAGGCGATCCAAACTAGGAGAGACAGTGAGACCAAGCTCACGACACACCAAGCTATTTGTGGCGACGTGGACTTGTTCATCACGGCTAATGTCTGCAGAGATGGTTCTCAGTCCAGCGTCACCGCAGAACCGGAAGAAGGGGAGGATAACAAAGAATATGCTTCTCTCAGCCACCAGTGCTTTAAGTACGGTGTGGTCTGGGTGATCTTCCCAAGCTTTTCGTAGGCGAGCTGCTTCCGCTTCTGCTTGGCTATTTGTGCCGATCGCATTAGCTGCGTACCCAAGGGCAAGGTCATGGTTTTCCTCGTCTTTAATGTTAGTCAGCAAAAGTTCACGAGCTGTTTCCGGCACTTCAGACTGAAGAGCATCGTTAATAAACTCACCAACAGGAAGCTCAAGCTGTCGAAGGGCAAGAGCCCGGAAGATCGCCTCCTCCGAGCCCTCTTTCAATTTACCGGCGGTGGTTTGAACAGGAGTCCAAGACCGTTTACGGGCAAGCAGTTTCTGATACGGATTCATCACTCGGCACAGTTACATTCAGGTGCGGAATCCCCATCAAGAATGCCTGCAAGATAACCTTCAACATCTACGTCACTAATAGCTGCGTAGGCGTTGGTTTTATCTTGTGTGTCAGACATTACTTGAAGAGAGTAATACAAACTCTTCAAGGGGGAGTTCAACCATCGTGCCATAAATTCGCGGTCCATTGTTGTCATATCAGACCACCAATTCATAGAAATTGCGTGAGCCATATTTGTGCTATCCATGAGTCGTTGCCACTCACAGTTCAGCTCAAAGAAAGTGTCCCAACCAACCTCTTCTGCCGTCTCAGTTTTGGGGTTGAACTCGTAGCTCTGAACGCCAAGAGTACTACTATCACGATCAATCTTCCGGCTGATCGGAGGTGAAATCTCAGGGGCTGTAGTAAACCCTTCACGATCCACGTAGCGGTACGCACAAGACGCTGTAGGAGCCACGGTGAAAGCTCGAGACATCTTGTGATCAGCGGCAACCTTAGCGGCCTCCATAAAGCCCACATAGATTGCTTGAGCGATTTGCCCTGCTTTACTCGAAGAATCACCCACACCAAGGTTGCGCTTACGAAGAGCTTCTACAAACTCTTTGTACGTCACCCCTTCAATGGCGAGAAGATTAGCCAGTCCAAGAACACCAAGACCAACTTGGTTATCTTTACGGCTGTAAATTCCAGAGTCATCAATACCCGTGTTTTCGTAAAGCTCACAAAGAAACTCCATGCCATCTTTGAAAGCTTTTGGAATGTCTTTGATCTCTGCAATACCAAGGTTGATGTGGCTCAGCAAGCAAGTGTCCCGAGACTTGAGCAGAATCTCTTGGCAAACATTGGAGTAGATCCGTTCACCGTTTGAGTCGTATTGCTTCTTAACAATCCAAACGTCGCCCTTCCGAGCAGCGTCCATGATTGCTTTTAGCTTGTCGGGGTAGTTGATGATGTCAGGATCAACATTGACACAGCGCTTGATCCAAGGAATACGAGCTCGATCGTAATTAACAAACTCAAGAATGTCAGGGTGATCTGCGTCGCAATGAGCAACGATTGCACCGTTCCGATAGGTCCCGCCTCGACGGAGTATTTCGTTGAACTTGGAATAAATCTCCATGAACCCACAAGGGCCTGAAGCAACCATTCCGTGACTGTTCTTGGTACCCCTTGGACGAAGCTTAGACAGGTGAATAGCAACGCCTGCACCATAGCGAAGAGCTTTACTAGCAAACTGCCAAGAACCCTCCAAACCATCTTGGTGCTCGTCCATCGTGTCTTCAACGACGAACACAGTACAACTAATCGGGTACCTCCGAGTCGGGTTCTCCAGCCAGGTCTCCACTCGACCCGTCATTGCGATCGCTGGGTTCAGTTGCGTCTTGTTCAGCATTGTCAATCGTGCGTTGAAGTGAGGTAGTTACAAAGTCGTGCCACTGATCGTCGTCAAGTTGACTCAGTGGTGCAAGTTCGGGATGTTCTTCTTCGTCCCAGAAGAATTGAATCGTCCCGTCGCCGTCTTCAGATTCCTTGTATTCAGCCTCGACGTATTGCCAAGCGCCTTGAGGAATCTGATTCAGAATGTCATCGTAAGGCTTCATAGGTCTGAGAGATCTGCGGGTTTGTAGTTTGGTCCTTTTTGAACCTTCCCGTCCACTTTTGTGAAGGGGAACTTGGACCAGTTGGAGATGTAGATTCGATCAAAAGCATCGTCAGGGTCCACGCCAAGAGTATGGAGCAGGCCGTACGTGACCCATAGGAGGTCGCACGCTTCTTTAAGAATCTGTGATCTGTCTTCGTTGCGATAGGCGTACATAAGTTCGTAGAACTCTTCCTCGACATACGCGAGTTGCTGTTCACGCTGCTCGTCATCAGGATTGATTAACTGGTCCGCTTTCAGCATCCAGCTCCGAACTAATTCGGCATTCGAAGTCAGCATCAGTAAGAACTTCTTTGTAAAGGTTTTTGCGTGCTGCCCATTTGGCGTCCCATTCCTCTGATCGTTTGATCAAGCGGTCCAGATACCACCGAGCTTTCTTGAGATCTTCAGTACCGTTCTTGTGTTGGTACCGAGTGACGTATTTAATGATGTTGCCTTCAACAAAATCAAAAGCGTGACTGTCGATGTAATCAATACATTCGATTACTCCGTCGTCGAAGGCGTAGTGGTGTGGTCGAATTGGATCGTGGGTGGTGTCCATAGTTGAATTTCATCGAATGTGTACTCAGTTTCTCGGAGGATTCGTGCAAGGCGAGCTTGGGTTAAAGCGTAGTCAGGTCCTAAACCTTTCTTCTTGTACTGAGCTACTACAGTTCTCCATGCGGAGGTTTCTGTAAACCCCTCTGAGGGGATGAGCTTTTCTGCTGTTTTCGGGCCAACCCCAGGGCAACCAGGATAGCCGTCAGTGGAATCACCGGTAAGAGCCTGACGATAGAAATAGACATCGGCATCAAGTTGAGAAACAAGGTAGGTGTTGCCATCGTTGTCTAGATGTAACCCAGGGATCTGTTTAAGATCCTTGTCTCCAGACCAGATGATTGTGTTGTGTTGGTTACGAGTAGCCAAGATGCCAAGAACATCATCAGCTTCAAGCCTGTGCCAACACTCAGAGGGATAAGAGGCTTCAGCCCAACGGCGAACCGGCAAATAACCAACTGGCTTTCTACGGTCCAGCTTTGAACGATTGGCTTTGTAAGACGGCTCTACGTCTTTCCGAAAGTTCTCGTTGGCTGTCCAACAAAGTGTGTAGTTGTCAGCCTTTGCTTGTTTGGCTTTGGTTTCGACTAGCTCTTTAAAGATGAGCTTTGCCTCTTTAACCGGAAGATGAGTCGTGATGATGTCAGGACACCATTCAATCTCAACTTCAGCACTCACAACTGCTTGAAACAGCAGCATATCTGCGTCAAGCAGTAGCCAAGTCATCGTCACCTCCTGGATGGGCTTTCAGCTTATTGACCCTTCCCAAGTAGTCCAGTGCCTTTATGACACCTTCAATGTTGTCCCCTAGTTTTCCAATGCCAGTGTTGCAGTTATTACAAATCCAACCACGATGTTCATGAGTCTCATGGCAATGATCCCAATGCAACTTCTGTTCGGCACTGCCGCAACATTCGCAAGGTGTACCAACAGGCGGAGCTTGCTGCTTCTTCCTAAGCCGTTGGTACGTCCTCATTTGCTTTGAGGCACACGACAAGCACTCAGGCCGTCTCCAAGTACCGTTACGGCCAAACAGCTCTACCGGCTTGGTTTGCTTACAAATCTTGCAAGTCTTAGTGGCACTCGGCCCAGGAGGTTCCAATTTTGAACTCCGAATCGATTGCAACACGGAGTCCAAGTGCATTTCCTGCCAAGCAAGAAGCCCTGACTGCAATAGCTCCGAGCTCTTCTGCCCGGTTAGCTGCGACTGCAAATTGGATTTCGTCGTGGACGTGGGCAAGGAATGACCAGTCAACTCCGTATGTGAATCCGGCCTTGCTGAGCTCATCGAAGCAGGTAATGTACCAAAGCTTGCTAATTATGGCCCCTGCACTCTGAAGTAGGAAGTTAAGTGAGCTATGTGCAGACCGGATTTGTATCTGTCTACCGTCTAAAGCCTTAATAAATCCTTCAGATTCTGCTTTGTTTGTGACTGCTTCAGTGAGCTTCGCAAGAGCAGGCATATTGCGGAAGTACTTACGCTTCAGCTTCTTGCCGTCTTGACCTGTGATGAGACCGAGCTTCTCTGCTCCAGCTCCGTACATCAAGGCGTAAAAGAAAGTCTTCGCTTGGTCTCGTGATGAGAGTCCAGCAGCGTTTTGATTTGCTGTGTGAATATCGCCGTTCAGTACCTCATCGGCAAAGGCACCGCCATCAAACGGCCAGAGGTAATGAGCTAGGCATCGAGCCTCAATACCACTGAGGTCCACGCCAACCTGCTTGGTGCTTCCACCTCCCCCGAGGCGGCCAGGTCCAAACAGAGCTCGGCACTCCGGTCCCAGGACTGACCTGACAGCAGGAACCTGGGCCATGTTGGGGTTGACGTGGCTACAGCGGGCCGTAGCGCAGCCAACAGTAATCACACTGCCGTGAATCCTGTTGTCACGCTCGACGAGTTTCAACCAGGCATTAGCGCCCGTGCTGAGTTGACCCAAACGTTTTTGAAGCGTGAGGTGTGAAACAAAATCCTCAGCCCCAGGGATCTTTGACAGAACCGTTTCATCCACCTTGGGTTTCCCCTCTTTGGTGAACTCCTCTGGCTTCCACCCCAGATGGTTCTGCAGCAACCAAGCGATGTGATCACGGGAGTTTGGATTGAGGTCCACGAGGCGGCACATTGCTGCACCGGCTACATACCCTCTAGGTCCGTTATCTCGCTTGGGAGTAAAGAGCCCTCCGTCAACGAACGGGAACCGTTGTCTCAATCGTTCGCTGAGAATATTCAGTTGTCCATTGATCTCAGCTTCTAACTCCAACGCCCCTTGAACGTTAAAAGCAAAGCCAGATCGCTCCTGCAAGGAGATGAGACTCGCAAAGCGCATCTCAAGGTCAACGGCACAAGGGATGCTGTCGGCCTTCGGTTGCAACCGAGACCAAAGCTTAACATTTAGTTCAACATCACAGACACACCGTTCAGCTAGTTCTTTAGTGAGCTTGGTGAAATCTGCAAGGTCTGCGTGACGTTTGTTGTAACCAAGGCGAAACCCATAAGCCTCAAGGGAGTGCCGACCATAAAGCTGTATCGGCATACCCTCCCATTTCTTCTTGAAGTCAGTATCCAAGATGTTGGGATACAGCATCCGACACAGGATTAACGTGTCAATCAGCTTTCCCTTGGGCTTGAAGTTGGGATATACATTGAGTATCGCTGGAATGTCGTACTGAATAATGTTGTGGCCTACAAGGACCTCTGCGTTTTCAAGTATCTCTAGCCATTCCTTTGGGTCCTTAAGCAGCCGCGTCTGGTTCCCCGTGTGGATCGCACAGCAGTGAATCGTAGTCACATCCCGGGGCCGCAAGGCATTCGTCTCCACATCGAACGTTATCGTCGAGGCAG